TTAAAATGTACTGGTAAGAGGTATCGCTATGCTCAGAACAGTTAGACTTTACGGAGAACTGGCAGAGTTTGTTGGACATAAGGAATTAGATGCAGTGATTACCTGTACTGGAGATGCTATAAGATTTTTAACTAGTAATTTTCCAAATCTTGAAGCACATATGGCAGACCGTTATTATCAAGTTTTGGTTGATGATTACGATATAGGAGAAGAGGATATTCATAACCCAATAGGTCAATCAGATATAAGTATTGTTCCTGTTATTACTGGTGCTGGTGGAGGAACAAGAAGGTTTTTACTTGGAGCAGTGCTAATTGGTGCTTCTTTTGCCGTAGGGGGTGGTTTGTTAGGTGGTGCTTTAGCTAAGAATTTGGGAGCTATTTCATTTGTGAAGAATGTGGGATTTGCATTGGCAATTGGTGGTGTAAGTGAAATGTTATTTCCTCAACCGCAACCACAAGAATTTAACAATGAACAAGATCCTAGAATATCATTTAGCTTTTCTGGGGTGCAAAATACATCAAGAGCAGGAACTAGCCATCCAATAGTTTACGGAGAGATAGTCACTGGATCGGTTGTAATTTCAGCAGGAATCGACACTAATCAGGTATCAGCATGACGGATAAAATTATAAGAGGAGCAGGTGGTTCTCCCCCAACTCCACCTACTCCAACTAGAGCACCAGACACTTTAAACAGTAGACAGTTTGCATCAATACAGGATTTATTATCTGAAGGAGAGATAGAGGGCTTTGCTACTCCTTCAAAAGCAGGACTTTCTAAAGGAACTACAGCCTATAACAATGCAGCATTAAAAGACATATTTTTAAATGATACTCCCATTCTTAATGCAAGTGCCAGTAATACAAACCCACAAACGGTAGATTTTAATTTTCAAAATGTAGGATTTACACCTCGTTTTGGAACGTCAAACCAAACACATGTTCCAGGTATAGAAGGTAGTCAATCAACAACTGCTGTAGGAGTTACAGTTACAAATTCTTCTCCTGTCACTCGTCAGATAACAAATACTGCTGTTGATGCTGCAAAAGTTACAATTACATTTCCACAGCTACAGAAAGCTACAGATGAAGGTGATTTATTAGGTTCTTCTGTCAACCTAAAAATACAAGTTCAATACAATAGTGGTGGTTTCACAGATGTAATAGACGACACGATTACAGGTAGAACTGCTGATGCGTACCAAAAAGAATATCGTGTTTCTTTTACAGGTTCTTTTCCTGTTGACATAAGAGTCTTAAGAGTTACAGCAGATAGCACATCATCAAATCTTGTTGATGCTTTTACTTGGACAAGTATCAGTGAAATTGTTGATGATAAACAGACATATTCAAACAGTGCCTATACAAATTTAAGAATAGATTCTGAACAGTTTAGTTCTATTCCAAAAAGAGCTTTTCGTATTCGTGGTGTAAAGGTAAGAATCCCAGGTGCAGGTGCTTCTAGTTCTGGCACTCCCACTGTTGATTTACAGACAGGAAGAATAATTTATCCAACTGGTTATATCTTTAATGGAACAATGGGTGCTGCTCAATGGTGTTCTTGTCCTGCCTTAATATTGCTTGATCTTCTTACTACTGAAAGGTATGGATTTGGAACGCATATTACAGACAGCAACTTAGATTTGTTTAGTTTTATTGCTGCTAGTAAGTATGCTAATGAGTTAGTAGATGATGGTTTTGGAGGACAGGAAGCTAGATTCAGTTGCAATGTAAATATACAGGGATCAACAGAAGCATTTACTTTGATAAATGAATTAGCAGGAGTGATGAGATGTTTTCCTATATGGTCTGAAGGTTCTGTTACTATTTCACAAGATAGACCTACCGATCCAAGTTATCTGTTCAGCTTGGCAAATGTAGGTGAAGGTGGTTTCAGTTACTCAGGTAGCAGTTTAAAACAAAGACATACAGTAATAAATGTCAGCTATTTCAATATGGACAGCAGAGAGATAGATTATGAGGTTGTAGAAGATACATCTGCTCAGAATAAGTTAGGAATAATTAAGAAAGATGTAAAAGCATTTGCCTGTACTTCTCGTGGTCAGGCTCAAAGATTAGGTAAAGCAATACTCTTTAGTGAGCAACAGGAAACTGAAGTAGTCAGTTTTACAACATCAATAGATGCTGGAGCGATTGTAAGACCTGGATCTGTTATCTCTATCAATGATCCAGTAAGAGGTGGAGAGCGTAGAAGTGGTCGTATAAAATCTGCTACAACTACTGCTATTACCGTAGATAACACAAAAGATCTTGATACATTTACAGGCACAGATAAAAAGTGCAGTGTGATATTACCTGATGGATCAGTAGAGACAAAAAATATAAGCAGTATTGTTGGTAGTGTTATTAACTTGAGTTCAGCATTATCACAGACACCAAATGTTAACAGTATTTGGCTCATTCAGAGTTCTTCATTAGAAGCTCAAACCTTCAGAGTTATTACAGTCGAAGAACAGGATGGAATAAATTTTGCAATTACAGCCCTTACTTATATTGATGGTAAATATGACAATATTGAAGAAGGTATAACTTTACCTGCAAGAACTATCTCTTTATTAAATGAGCCTAGAAATCCTCCAAGTAACTTACAAGCATCAGAGAGAACTATTGTATTAAATAATCTTGCTGTAAATAAATTAATTTTATCTTGGGTATCAGTTACAGGTGTTAGTCAGTATCTTGTTCAATATAGATTTAATAATACAAACTGGGTCAATGAAATAGTATTTAGAACTGATTTTGAGCTTATTGATACTCCTGCTGGTCCTTATGAATTTAAAGTATTTTCTTATAATGCTGCTTTAAAATTATCAGCAACATCAAGTAATTTAACTTTTAATGCAGTAGGTAAAACAGCAATACCTTCAAATGTACAAAACTTATCAATGGAGCCCGTTAATAATAAATTAGTAAGATTAAGATGGAATAAAGCTACAGATCCAGACGTTTTACATGGTGGAAGAGTTTATGTAAGGCATAGTAATAAAACAGACGGAACTGGATCGTTTCAAAACAGTGTTGATTTAGTTCAAGCATTAGCTGGAACATCTACAGAAGCAGTTGTACCAAGTTTGGATGGAGAATATATTTTAAAATTTCAAGATGATGGAGGTAGATTTAGTACAGGAGAAACTAGTGTTATTTTAGATTTACCTGATTTAATAGATGAGCAAAGAGTATTAAATCAAAGAGAAGATCTTCTTAGTACACCTTTTAGCGGTTCAAAAACTAATACAACTTTTGATTCAAGTATCAGTGGATTAAAACTAACTAATCCAGCGTCTAACAGTACAGGAACTTATGAGTTTGCATCTGTTGTAGATTTGGGTGCTGTATTTTCTATTAATTTTAAAAGAGTAATACAAGCTGTTGGTTTTAACATAGGAACAGATATTGAAACATTGATACCCTCTGGAAGTTTTTGGGATGACTATGCACAGGATGGTAATTTTGATGGTGCAGCAGCAGATGAAGCTAATGCTCAAGTTTTTGTATCTACATCACAAACTTCTGCAAGTAGTGGTTTTGGTGCTTTTAATAAATTTGCAAATGGAACATTTAAAGGTAGAGCTTTTAAGTTTAAATTAGAACTTGAAACAACCAATAACGCACAAAATATCAATGTACAGCAAGCAGGTTTTACTGCGCAATTTGAATCCAGGACAGAACAAAATTATCAAACTGGCAGTGGAACGTCTACAGCACCACAGCAGTCAGGAACTTCTTCCTCTGGAAAATCAGTAACTTTTGGAACACCTTTCTTTGTTGGTACTTCTTCTACAGAAGGAGGTGCAAATGCTTTTCTACCTTCTATTGGTATTACGATCCAAAATGCACAGGCAGGAGATTTTTTCACCTTAACAAATATTTCTGGAACTGGATTTACAGTTACAATAAAAAATGGTTCAAGTTTTGTAGATAGATCTTTTACTTTTTCGGCTGTAGGATATGGTAAAGGTGTCTAATTATTAATTAAATGGCTCAAGTTGCGGATTTTAATATAGCAAATGCATCAGGAGCGGCAGTCCGAAGTGACCTAAACGCTGTTTTTGAAGCAATAAAAACTTGTAATAGTGGTGGTTCAGATCCTACAAATCCAGAAGCTTTCATGTTTTATGCTGATACGGCTGATAATAATAATTTAAAAATAAGAAACTCTGCTAATAACGGTTTTACAACTATAGGTTCTGTCAATTCAGCAAATCTTGGTTTGTTACCTGTAGCTGGTGGAACAATGACAGGTCAACTTTTAGGAGATGATAGCTCTGGTTCGGGATCTCCAGCTTATGCGTTTGATTCAGATACAGATACAGGAATGTTTAGGAATGGTGCTAATAGGATAGGATTTTCCACTGCTGGTACAGAAAGAGCAGTAATAGATTCAGATGGATTTACAATTAGAGCAAGAGGGGATGTGCGATTTGGAGATTCTGATAACAGTAATTTTGTGGCTTTACAATCTCCTGCTACAGTTTCTAGTAATGTAACTTTTACATTACCTGGAGCAGATGGTAGTAGCGGTCAATTTATAAAGACAGATGGTAGTGGTAATTTAAGTTTTGCAACTGTATCAACATTTTCTGGTGCTGCATCTGCCTTAACTGGAACGTCTTTGGCAAGTAATGTAGTTTCTACGTCTATAACATCTTTAGGAACATTAAGCTCTTTAGCTGTCTCTGGTACAAGTACTTTACCTACTGTTAATTCAACTACTGTCACTGCAACAAACGTAAACTCAACTACTGCAAAAGCAACAACACTAAAAACTAATGCTACAAATAGAGTTGCTCCTGCATTTCAAAATTCTAGCGGAACAGAAATAGGAAGATTATGTAATACTTATGTTAATTTCAATGGGCAAGGAACTGTTGCAATTAGGGATGATCTTAACGTAAGTTCTATTACTGATCTTGCAACAGGATTTTATCAAGTTAACTTTACAACTGCAATGGCTGATGTAAATTATACAGCTATTGTGACAGGCGATGTAAGATCTCCTAATAATCGTCTTACTGGTACTGATTGCAATGACTACACAACATCAAGTTTTAGAATATCCTCTGCGGATGTTACGTCACAATTTGGTAGTAATAGAGCAGATACAAAACTCGTTACTGTTGCAATTTTTGGTAATACTTAGATAATATAAAAACAATTAACAAACACTAGATGGCAAATTCAGATAAGAGAATTTTATATACAGATGATGAAGGAAATTTGTGTATTATTGTTCCCTCAGATAATTGTGGTCTAACAGTCGAAGAAATACAAACAAAAGATGTTCCAAGTGGTAAAACATCCTATATAGTAGATACATCTGAAGTTCCAACTGACAGAAGTTTTAGAAACGCTTGGACTTACACGGAGTAAATTATGGGATTTGGTATAGACATGGCGAAAGCTAGAGAAATTCATAAAACAAATATAAGAGAAGCAAGAACTCCATTACTTGCTGCTTTAGATGTTGATTTTCAAAAAGCACAGGAAACATCAGCTAGTACAACTGACATAGTTGCTAAGAAACAAGCATTAAGAGATGCACCTGCTGATTCGGCAATAGCATCTGCAACAACAGAAGTAGAGTTGAAATCTCAATGGAATACAAGTATTCTTGGTACATCACCCTATAGCTAATGGCAATTGAACCTGGTACATATAACTTTACCCTTCAAAGAAGGTCAGATCATACTATTCCTTTGATTTTTAAGGATTCGACAGGTAGTGCAATAAACCTTACAGGTTTTACTGTGGCTGCACAGGTTTGGGAAGAAACACGCACTACAAAGTTTGCCGATTTTTCTGTTGCATATACTGACAGGTCTGCTGGATCAGTAAGTATTAGTTTGACTGATACTCAAACAGCAACTTTTACTCCAGACATTTTAAAATATGATGTTTTGTTAGAAAATCCAGCAGGATTAAAAGAATATTATTTGGAAGGTACAATATTTATGAGTCAAGGTTATACAGCAACATGACTACAGTTAATATTACTGAACAAAAAAAT